GCTGAGGGAGAGAAGAAAGGTAGTGGGGCAGGACCAGGTGTAGGTTGTGGAGTGAAGGACGGAAGTGTGCTTACCTGAGTTGGTTGTGAGAAGTTTGGAAGATCAGACAGGCGTATTCCCTCGATCTTCGTGGTCGAGTCGTCTGTTTCACTAAATGTCTCTGGCGGGAATACCCCAGTGCTGCTGGCCACATTGCTGATTGGGTTCGACCTGGTTCCCAAACCGGCCCCTGTGCCTTCTCTGGTTGGGCCGTAAGGGTTGGTTGCCGTCTTTGGGGCAGTGATGTTCACCTTAGTACCATTGAACAGGACCGTCTGACCGGCCGAGGCGCGGGCTGCCAGGGTCGGGTTGTCGGCTAGAATCTGTGCAACGGTGGTACCGTTGGCCTTGGCAATCTGGGAGAGGGTATCCCCAGATTTAGCCGTTACTTTCTTTGCGGCCATAGCCTACCTTCCTTGGTTTTTCATGGTCAAAGCGCTCATCTACCTATCTCGGGGGCCCCGACAGGGGGCTATGCGGCCCTCAGAGCGACCAGAGGGATCTGTCGGGAGGTGGTAAGTATGGACCCAGCGGTGGTGTTTGCTGGAAAGGCGCCCGTGTAGGTATTGGCTGTGGTGATGAACCCGACGTTCGGGTTGTTGATGCTACCACCCGTGGCCTGCAGCACGGTGCTGGTGTAGATATGGGGGGAGAATCCGTAGGCGCTGTTGGAGCTGAACCCACGGATAGCCTGGGTGCTGTTGGAGGCACCCTGGAATGCGAAGGCGGCCCATACTCTTCCTGGGCTCAGAACCTGCGGGGTGGGCAGGGTGATGTGCAACTGGGTTCCCAGGGCTCCGGTTACGCTTACAGTGCCGGCATCAACCAACAGGGTGTCTGGTATCCCGTCAACATCGCTGTAAAGTCCTAGGCGCGCGTTTATAGCAGTCCCGACTTGGTCTGTTACGATGCTGAGACGGTCGATGGTTGCCCCGGTGGGGAGCACGTACAGGTGAAAGAAGATGTAGTTTCTTCGAGTTGCGTCAGCAACGAACACTTGTCCAGTCCCACCAGGTGTGACGATGGGGGTGGGATACAGGCCGGTTGGTATCTTTGGTGTTACGAGAAGCTCACCGACAGAGCTGGACGGGACAGGGATTGTACCGTTGGTGATGCCGGTCAGGGTGAGGTTGATGTTAGCAGTGGTCTCCGCGACCTGCTCCTCGAACTCAAACTGTTGCTGAGCCAAGACGGATGCGTCGAACTGCTGGTTGTTACCGCTGAACGGAGGGAGGATGCTGTTCTCGTTGTTTGCCATTACTTCCTCCGTGGCATGATACCGTGGTCGTAGGCGGTCATAGACTCGACCTCGATGTCGCCTTGGACAATGACGGTAGCGTGGCACTCGATGCTTGGACCGTGGGCCGGGACGACTACCTCGAAGCGATCATCTACGGACTTGGCTGGGCTGTAAGTAGTAGCAAGCGGGGCAAAGGCTCCGGCGTACCAGGCTCCACCGGATACCGTGAATGACTTGAGCACGGCATTTCTAATGCCGCGCGCACGCATTCCGAACCGGTGCCACATGGACTTCTCGAAGCGCTTAGGGTCTCCCAGGGTACGGGTAGAGATGGTAAGATCTACTGTGGCTCCGTTGATAAGTCCGCGCTCGGAAGCGTTGTTTGCGTGAGCCGCGTTGGTGACGATGCGGTACACCTTACCACCGCCGCCTACGTTGTAGTCAGCGATGAAGTAGATCGAGCCTTCCATCGGGGATAGTGAGGTCGGCTGAACAGTGCCAGGATAAACCAACTCGGTCCAGGAGCCGGCTTGCCCGAACTCCCGCATAACCAGTAGGCGTCCGTTGCGGGAGGCTACGAGGTAACGTCCGATCGTGCAGAGGTTGTCTAGTTGTGTGGCTGGGGCTGTGATGGCTGCGCCGAAAGCGTCGAGCTGTAGGATGTCTTGGGTGTTGGTGTGCCATACTCCGCCGTTCTCATTTACGAACACAGCTGTACCGATGGTGGGCCACACGGCAATGGCGTTGCCGCGGCCGTCGTCGCGTGGGACGCTACCGATGGCTCCGCGCAGAAGCTCTAGGGTGAAGTTCAGGTCTACGTTCTCAGCGTTGACTACGCCGATGGAGCGACCGCGAAGCAGGAACAGACCATCTCCTTGGGTCGGGGAGGTAGTTAGGACAAGAAGACCCTGCGGGATAACGACCATACCGGTGATGGTGGCGTCTGCTGATCCGACGGTGAAGACAGCGAGCGGGTCGAAGGTATCAGGCTCGTCTGCATTGGAGAACCAGATACCGTTGGAGAGGCGGGTGGTGTTCGAGGCTGCGAGGGGCAGAGCAAGCTGCGCATCGGTAGGGCTCTTGTAGTACTGGATATCGGCCAAGATGAGCTGACCGCTCCAGAGAACTCCGAGGTTAGCGCGCGGGATGTATCCCGGGGAAGGAGGCTGCACGCCGCCACCCGCGTCAAGCGGGGTGGTGCCGTAGGAATTCGACGCACGGACCAAGAAGCTCTCTCCGGTTACGGCCGGAGTTACGGTTACGCTGGTTGCTCCAGCTGCTGCCGTCGCACGCTGCGCGCCTGTGGAATCGTAGATGACATAACCGGTAATCGCACTGGATCCCGGTGCCCCAGGTGTCCAGGATACCAGGTATGAACCGGAGCCGGCTGGGTTGAATGCGCCGGTGGTTACGTTCGATGGGGCGGCTGGTAGGTAGCCAGGGAATACCTTGGCGTTACCCGATCCGTCTTCGTACACAGCGGTGATGAGGGCGGAGCCGTTTGAGTTCTCGTAGACCACGACTGGTGCTGAGCCGTTGCCAGATGCCTTGAACACGGAGTGGATAAGCAGGCCGGTGCGGCGTCCGTTAGACGCAGTGATGTAGGCTGTCTCGCCCAAGAAGCGCGGTGTGTCGGTGAGTGTGAGTGCGCCACCGCCTGGCTTGGTTAGCTGCGTCCAAGTAAGAGCGGCCGCTGTAGAGGCGCTCGTCGTGGCGGTAAGGGTTGTGATGGCGGTGTACCATACTGTGCCGTTTGACTTGATTCCGACAACGTAGCGTCGTCCGGACTGGCCGGTGAGTGGGCGAATGTCAACGAAACCACCCTCGTCGCCTACCTTTTGGATAGGCCACTGCGAGCGGATCTGACTTTCGTCGGTGATGACAAAGCCCTTGAGCTGGGCCCACTGACGGTCCGTGAAGTCACCAGGTGCGGCTGCTTCGCGGATACCGCCTGAGAAATCTGCTAGGTCGGTAGTACGCATTTGTTACGCTCCGTAGTATCTGTTGCGGCGCTGATAGATGTCACGACGTCCACCGAGGCGGAACAGCGAGCGATCCTTGTCTACTAGGTAGTCCTTACGCATTGCCTCCACCAGCTGCAGCGCTTGTGCGTTGTAGTACCCACGGCGCTCGGTGTCATCTCCCTCTCGGACGAGGACTTTGACGGCGGCAGCGTAGGCTACGGCAGTGTGGAAGATCGAGTCGAACACAGGGGTATCGGTTCCTGTGACGAGGATTGCGGGCTCTTCGTAGTAACGGATCGTTACGATCTCGTTCAGTTCGGGGGTTGGCCAGAACTCGATGTCTCCGCGCCATACGTTGTACTCGGTTGGCTCGCCGGTCGGAAGAGGACCGCGGGTGTTGTCCACAGAGACGCGGTTACGGGGCTGAAGCTGACGACGGTTGGAGTCGTTGGAGAGAACGACAACCGAAAGGATGGCGTTCTCCCGGACACCGGCAGGCAGGGTGTAACTGGATACGCCGGATGACAGGTTCAGGGTTGCTTGGTTGAGTAGGAAAGGCCAGGCGTGGGATCGGCAGATGTCCAGATAAGCCTCGTTGATGAAGATATCTAGGTCCGCATCCGCCAGGAGGGCGGTAGACTGGATCCCGGTAAGGGAGCGCACATGAGAGCGCAGAGCAGAAAGGTTCACTAGGGGTAGCCTCCTTCACCTATTCCGGAGGGTCCGACACCCCGGGAAAGGAGAAACCCCCCGACCCGAAGGTCGAGGGGCTCTCCGGCCATCCGTCAGATTATGAACGGACAAGCTTTCCGTGGGCGCGGCGGTTGTTTGTACCGAAGCACAGAACAGAAGCCAGCGGGGTTACGGTGTCAAGCGTGCCGGTAATGACCTGTGAAGGCAGGGCGCGCATGAAGTTGCCACCTAGGTAGCGAGCTACCAGGTAGTCGGTGTTGATGAAGTACGCTGTGTTGGTAGGCGCATCTGGATCGAGGCGAACCACGATACCGTCGAAGTTGAGTTCGCGGAAGCGTGAGTCAGCTGTTCCAAGAGGAGCGTTGTACGTTACCTTGTTATCGAACGAGGACTCGTACTCAGCGAATACAGCGCGGCCAGCAATGATAGCGTTTGGACGCTCGCCTGAAGCGACATAGATGTCGTCAGAGATCGTACGGAACGCTGTGATGATGTCCTGAGAACCGCCACCCGAAGCCGGGATCGTCTTCTCAGTAGCAGACCAGTAGCTCTTGATAGCAGCGCAGGTAACCGAACCAGTGGTTGCGGTTGTACCTACGGTAGCCGAGGTAGCTGTGGTGTAGCTGATGGTGGTAGCAGTTACAGCGGTGAGCGTGTAAGTGCCAGCAACTGCTGCGATAACACCAGTGACAACAACAGAGTCGCCAACGATGTAGTCGTTTGCACCAATTGTGAGGGTAGCAGTTGTACCTGCGCGCTCGTAGTCAGTGACAGACTTGGTTGCAACACCACCACGGATGCCACCAACAGTACGAGCTGAGGTAGTCGTCAGCTTGTCGCTGTTCGAGATAACCTCATCAAGAGTGTTGAATGCACCAGCGCCTGCAGAACCAGCGGTGTGAAGAACAGTTGCGATCTTCTTTCCGTGACCCTTGACAGCTGCGTCGAGGTGAGCCTTAGCGAGCGAAACAACCTGCTCTGGACCAGCGTTCATTTCGAGCTGCTTGAACTCGACGCGAACCTTGGAAACGAGAGGTGAAGCCCACTCGTACTTTGCAACGCCGAGGATGTCGTTCGACACACCAGTGTTGAAGGTACCAGAGGAATCGGTGAATGCAGTTGAGGAATCATCTGCGGCAACGATTGGGAATACTACCGAAGGACCGGTAGCGGACTTGACGTTTGACTTGAAGAAGTCAAGCGTTGGGTGTGCGGTAAGCACGTTGTCTACGAGCTGCTTCTCGATCTTCTGGATCGTTGAGGACAGGAGCTCGTTGAAGTCATTAGCACCGAGGGCCATTGACGTTACTCCTTCTTTCTAGTTGGATAGGGGTTGGGTTGGTGATCTTCTCAGGATCTGGAAGAGATTTCCCGGAACGCCTCCCAGGCTGCGTCTTCCAGGGAAGACACCTGCTTGGCTGGTGCGCCGGATCCGGTCGTACCCTTAGCGGTTACAACCGAAGTCGCTCTCTTCTTCTCGGATACTGCCGGCTTTGCAGCGGCAGGCGCCGATTGACGCGACTTCTCGAACTGACGGGCTGCGAACGCAGTACGTAGGTCCGTAATGCCTCGAGACGATGCGTACTGAAGAACCTCGATCTTTAGCTCGAGTTCATCCTTACCCGTCACAGCAAGACCGAACTCACCTTTGAGTTCATCCCACTGCTTCTCGTACTCCGCGATAGCGGCTTCCTGCTCGGCCTCAAACTTCGCTTGGGCCTCGCGCTCTGCCTTCTCGGTTTCGTATGTATCTAGACGGCGACGAACGTCGTCCAGATCGGCTTCCCTCGATGCCTGCTCTTGCCACTGCTTCTGGACGTCCGGGGTGATCCCGAATGTCTCAAGAAACGTATTGTCAAGTGTGCCGCTCTTCGAGAGCTCGATGAGTACTTGCGAGTAGAGTAGCGTCGGGTCCGACGACGATGCGACGAATCCTGCTACAACCTCTGCGGGGTTTTTGGACCACGCGGTCTTCAGAGAGTCCACATACGAAAGAGCCTCAGCGAACTCGGCTTTCGAACCTTCGAGGAGCTTGCGCTCTTCAGCCAGTTGCTGCGTCTTGCGGGTATAATCCGCTTGGCGCAGGGCCGCTTCCTTTACTGAGACCTCGCTACCATCAGGGAGCCTGATGATTGAGTCCTCTTCTACAGCGACTACACCAGACTCATCGGCTGGCTTCTCACTGTTGTCTTCCACTTCATCCCCAGTAGCCGGCTCGCCGGCGGGATCCTGTTCTGGCTCCGCCTCTGCTGCGTTAGCATCAGTTGGCTCTACCTCTTCGGTAGTGGCTTCCGTGGTTTCGGTCTCTGTTACCGACTCTTCTGCGGTTGGCTCAGCGTCATGACTCGTGAGCTCCGAAAGTGCCTGTGAAAACAGTTCCTCGAAGTTATCTGACATTCCCATTCTCCTATCCGAATGCTTTGTGCCCCGTGCTCCCTTGTGGAGTGGCGGCAATGGCTTGTTCGGTTTCTTTCGGGCGGAGGGTATACCCCTCCATCTATAGGGTCGACCCCGACAGGGGCCGGAAAACGCAGCAGCCCCAGACCATTTCTGGCCCAGGGCTGCAATGCGTGTTAGAGACCTAGCGGCGGCTGACCCGTAAGTTGCTCCAGCTGGGTCAGTGCCTCAGCTGTCGGTGTTTGGGCGGGTGCGCCGAGTGCGCCTAACTCTGGTGGTAGACCGCCGAGAAGCTCGGGCGGTAGTCCGGCAGGGGCTCCGCCCTGCTCCGGTGCCGGTGCGGCCGGTTGAGGGGCTGCTCCGGGGCGTACGAGGAACTGATCGGGGTCGTAGCCTAGGTCGCGGACGATGTGGCGAAGGGCCGGCTCTGTGTCGTAACCCATTCCGCCGAGGACTGGGACGACTGTGCCGAGCATCTCCATCGCGCGGGCTTGACGGACGGCGGGGTTCATCGCTGAAAGCGATCCACCCTCGACGCGCATGTCGAACTCGCCGGTAAGAACAGCGGAGTCCACGTCGGCCCATACGCCGCCGTTGGCTCCAACGAGGCGGATAGCCGTGGTGTCTTCCATGAACTCCTGGCAGAGGCGGATGATGACGTTGAAGATCTGCGCGGCAGACTTCTCAACTGATTGCTGCTTGTCCTTGGCGCGGAGTGTTGCTACTCCGTCGACAACGGCTGCGGCGTACGCAGACATTCTGTCTGCTCCGACGCCACCGGCTTGGAAGTCGTTGATGCCGAGGATCTGGCGCATCGCATCTTCGAACTTCATCTGAGCATTGTATACATCGGCCGGAAGCGGAGCTCTCGGGATAGGGATCAGGATGTCCCGGAGTGACTGGCCGGCCGGTACATCTACCTCGACGACAATGTCTGGCTCGTCGGATTCCAGTCGATCGCGGGCGAGCGCGTCGAATGTGTCCTTGGCTGCGACGTACTTGTTACCAGAGCGGCGCATGTTGTCTACCTGCTCGGTGAATACCTCGTTCAGCTTCTCTTGCAGAGAGGCGATGTTCTCAAGGTCACCGAAGGCCCAGATTTCGTTACCGCCGTCAGAGAAGTTTCTCATCTGAACGAACGGAGCGTAGCGATGGGTGTAAGGAATCGGACCCTTGAATAGCGGGCGGTCCATACCGAGCTGGAATACGGTGAGGTTGCGGGTACGCATATCGTAGAACTCGTAGATGGTAGCGGAATCGTACACCTCTGAGGCGGCGAAGGAGTCTACGCGGCCGAGTTCTTGGTCACGTGAGTCAAGAGCGGAGTCCGGAAGGACGTCCTTGGTGTTCTTGAAGGACGGGTTGGAGCGGATCTCGTCGATTGGTAGGACGATGCGCTGTGCAATCCAGCGGCTCTCCTCAAGACGGCGAGCATTCTCTGGGAAGAAGATGTCGTACGGCGAAACGTACTCGACGAACGGCTCATCTGCCTGAACGATGCGCTCTGTGGTGGAGACATACGACTCGATAACCTCTTCGCGCTCTGTATCGGTGCCTTCTTCGACGGCAGCTGCGATATCAGCAAGACGAACCTGAGCTAACTCGGAAGCAACTTCGTCAGCATCGCGCTCGATCTCTTCTTCGACGAGCTTCCAGCCGACTTTGCAGAAACCGTTACCGAGGATGACCATGTCTTGCGCCATGTCCCGGAGAACTCCGGTTGAGTTGGTCCGGAGCCACCAGTAACCGGCTACTGCCTCGGCTACTCGAGCGGTCATTTCTGTGATTTCTCCGCCGGCGTAAGGAACGGCGATAGGCTTCGGGTCGCGCGAGACGACGGAAGCGATGATGATGTTGAGATGCGGGAGAACCATGTTGATGGTTTCCAGATCGGCGGGGTTTAGTCGCTCGAACACTGTTCCAGTTACGGTGTTCTCTGACAGCGGGATGGCCTTACCGGTACGGTACAGGAGCTCAAGTGAACGGAACCACTGGTGCCGTGGCTCGTAACGACGCTTTGCGTCCTCGACAAGCTCCTGGCATTCCTCCAGGCTGTATGGTCTGATCTTTGCCATTACCTCTCCTTGAATCTACGGCGCATGCCCCGCTGATAGCGGCGCAGCGCTTTCCGGTTGATGTGGTCTATCCGCTCGGAGTCCCTCTTGGCCTCTTCTAGGATGAACCCAACGCTGAGCTGGACCCCTTTTTCGGGGGTCTCACCTATGGTCTGCCTCTCGACAGGGTGGCATTCTTCCAGCAGGACGTATAGGCCGATGGCGAGGGACATCACGGTATCGTCGTGGCAGCCCACGTCGGCCGCTGTGGACCCGTTATCGCGGCGTACGAAGGTGGACAGCTCGTCTCGCAGCCGAGGGTAGATGTTCAGTACTTGCCATTGTCCTTCCTGGTCAGGCGTCAGCCACTCCGCGAGGCGGTTGACAACTAGCGGCTTGGTGGCCTTCGTAGTTGGGAAGCCGAACACTGGCGCACGACGGCGCTTAGCGACGGCGGGCGGTAGGTAGCGGTACAGGTTGGGGTAGTTGTACTGGTTGCGCAGCTTATCGATGATGGAAACACCGATGCCTCCTGCATTTTCAGGTACGAGGAGGGCGGCCTTTTGCCCTACGCCCGTGAAGTAGCGCCCGATTAGGTCGAGGTCGCCGGCCCAGTCGCCTGGTTCGATGGTGTTCGAGAGGTAGTACCCCACGATTTCGACGAGTCCGTCTTCGGTGATGGAGAGAACGTGTGCGGATGAGTAGTCGCCGCCTACACCGAGCGCCGGGTCCGCAGACAAAACGAACTGGCGCTGGAAATCCAGCTCCTCCGGTGGGCAGGAGAGATAGAAATTGGCCTGTCCTGGCTCTGTTTCGCGGAAAATGATCTCTCCGGTGTTGGGATCCTCGTCGAATTCACCGCAGACGGGGAACTCTGGGCAGTCTTCCTCGGGCGGAAGGTTAGCAAAACGTGGACGACCGGACTCGCGGAAGGCTTCTTCATCGGTTGATGGGTACTCCATGTAGAAAAGCCATGGCTCTGCGGCGTAGTTTAGCTTGTTGGCTTCGTACTCTGCCTGCGTGATGAGGCGAGAGACGGTCCAAGGCTGGAAGATCGCCTTGAATCCGTTGATTCCGCGGCGCGCATCGCGGTACAAACGCGCGAACATGTTGCTTCCACCACGCGCAGTGGAGATGATGATGAGTTTACCACCGGCGTCAGTGGTAGGTTTGATGGTTCGGTAGGTGTTAGAGGGGTCATCCATCAGTGCGAACTCGTCGAGGATAACGAGAGAGGCGGTTTCACCGGCACCGGCGGTCTTGGTTCCGGCGAATGACTTGATTCGGTTGACAGATCCGTCCATTGCGCGGAATACAATCTGCTTGGCGGCGTCACCATCGAGCTCTGGTCCGCGGGCTTTCATCCACTCGGGGAGGAAGGCGTACATAAAGCGGGCCATACCGAGGTTCTTGTCGGCCGCATCTTGGGACTTGGAGATGAGGAGGATGTTGGCTCGTGGCTGGAAAAGGCAGAGCCAGAGGGCGTATGCCATAGCGAGGGTGGTGAACCCGAGCTGACGGGCTTTCAGGACGATGACGAAGCGGCTGTTTAGGTAGTCGCCGAGGGCGGACTCTTGGTAATCCCAGAGGTCGAAGAGCTTACGACCACGAGGATCGTGGCGGGTCTCAACTTCGATCCAGACGTAGTTGCGGATGAAGTACTCCGCGTCCTGGGCGCACTTACGCCACTCGAGTTCGTACCAGAGCTTCTCGAGTTCGAGGTTCTGCTTGGCGGCTAGCAATCTGTCACCGGTCCCTCATCATCGGGAACGATGGTGAGGATCCGGCAAGACCAGTCACTTCTGGCTGTTACGGTGAGACCGGATACCTCGAAGGCTTCTTCTTTGGAGGAGGGAAGGTCTTCAATGCTGCGGGCAAGGGCGGCCTCCGGCTCCCAGCCAAGAGCGATCAGCATGTTTGCTGAACGCTCGATGGCGCGGAGCGAGGTGTCCTGGGTGGTGGAGGAAAAAATCGGAGCGAGCTCGTCGATGATGGTAGGACCAGCGGCGAGACCGGAGATGGTGAGTAGTGTAGCGACGACGGCTTTAGTGATCATCTGAGTTCCCCTTACGAGATAGAAGTTCCGCTTCCAGGCGGTCGTCGGGAATCAGAGCGAGCACACGAGTGTAAAGATCCTCGGTGTCCAGATCACGGAAGTCAGACTTGCGGGCTGCGTTCTCTTCCTCGACGTAGGTCTTACCGTAGGTGCGGAAGTAGGTATCCAAAGCGGACTTGTCACCAGCGGCTGCCATTTGGAGGAGCTTGGTCTTGATGAGCTGGTATTCGCTCTCGGGCTCTTCGGAATTTGCCACACCGAAACTGGTCGGACCGGAGACGGTTGCTCCGGGAAGCCGGAGGGCCTGCTCGCGCTGGCGCGACTCGATGCGAGAGTTTATCTCGGGGTCGGACTTCCAGTTGCGAAGGGTCCGGTCTGCTACGCCCTTGGCCTTGGCCCACTCAGTATCGGAGGCCGGAAGGTTGGCGATAGCGCGCTGGTGTTTGTCGAGTAACATCCATTCGATGTACTCGCCCTTCAGCTGATCCCACTTGGACACTGTGCTCTCCTAACGAAGTCGAAGGAGGGACAGCCCACGGGAGCAGCGACTGCTCCGCGGAACTGGAACTCCGCCGGGAGTCGATAGGGGCGGGGGCGACTCGACCAGACCGAGGACCGCCCCTCCATCTATGCCAAACCCTCCGACACCCCCAGCACGGTTGGGGCGAAAGCGGCGCGGACAAGGCTGGTGAGCCAGCCACCCCAGACCGAAAGGGGAAACCCCCTTTAGGGGGGGTTTTCCCCTTTCGCCGGCGGCCGGAGGTAAAGAAACCGGAGTTTGCTTACTGCAGGGGCCGGGGATCCAGGTGCCGGAACCGGAACCGGGGTGGCAGGATTCCGGTGGATTTTCCGGTCCGAAATGCCGGTAATTCCAGGGGTGGCTTGATCGGTATCGCCGCACCCTGTTTACATGTTCGTAACATATGGGGGTAGATTTATAACGAAAAGTTACCTACTCACCAGTAACTTAGGGACCGCCGGGGACCGGCCGGGACCGGATCCGGTCTGCCCGCAAGGCTGGTGCGGGATTCCGGTTTCCATTTTGGGTGCAAATTCTGGGAGCGACAGTATATAACTACGAGCTCCGTTGCTATGGGGGATACGGGAGAACACGCTCCGGCACCGGTCACCAGACCCCGGAGGCTACCGGAACCCCGGATACCGGAGTGCCGGAGGCTTACAGGTA